GATAGTGAACGTCTCTTCTTTGGACCTGTTCGTGGCCCAGCGTTCGTGATCCCAGTGGATTTGCCCGAGGAGAATCCAGCGCTGCGGCTGGTGTCTCGGGTCGGGTCCCCAGATGATCGGCACGTCCACTAGGCCGGCCGACTGCTGTAAAGCGGTCTGGATCGCAGCCTTGACGAGCAATGCGTTAGTGCTCATGCCACGACCACGCCCTTAGGCGCGATGGTGTACCGGGCTAGCACTGCGTCAACGTCGGGAATGCCGGTCTGCCAGACGCCAGAACCCGGCGTCGCCAGGGTGAAGGACCCGCCCTCGGTTGCAACGAAAGACGTTGCACGGTCGGGAATGCCCGACGCGATAGCCGCGAGGATGAACCGGCCGCGCTGAATCGCGGCCCGATACAAGTCGTTAGGGACCTGGGTGAACCCGTACTCGTAGGTGATGACGCACAGGCCGGGGCCGGGAGCCCCGGAGCCTATCGACCCGTCCCAAAGCTCTTGCAGCGTTAGCGCCTGCATCGACGGAAGGCCGTAAACCAAGCCGATTGGGTCTGTAGTCAGACCCGTTTGCGTAACGCCATCGACCGATGCGCTAACGACCGTCCTAAGGTCGGCATCGGGCAATAGGACATAGCCCGTGTTGTCGAGCGTCACCGTGTAGGTGTTGCCACGCGGGATGAACGAGCGTCCGCAGATGCGGGCGAACTCGTCGGTTACCGCATCCCTCGCCGCCGCCAGGGCGGCCGTGGGGAACTTGGCCGTGTTCGAGAACGCGGGATCGGATGCCCGCAGGTCAGGTAGCGCGATTAGGGTCGAGCCGACCACTTCGGCGCTTGTCGTCTGCGTTAGCGTTGCGCTAACCCAGCTAACGACTAACGGCCCGAGGGCCGTTTGCGGAGCCATAGGGAACGTGTAGTTTCCAGTGCTCGGAGTCGTTGCAGCGCCAGACGCTACAACCGCGCCAGCCGCGTTAGTAACCGTGACCGTGACTGCCCCCGCGTCAATGGGGGTCTCGTCGGTCATAAACGTTGTGCTCAGTACCCCGGCGTAGCCGCGAACGAGCCTCATAGGACCCCCCTCCGGGCATGAGAAAGGAGAGGACCCTAAGGCCCTCCCCTAACCCGCTAACGGCTTACTTACCGACCAGCGTCTTAACCGAACCGGTGGTGTCGGACAGGTTCCCGTCGCCGCGCCAAGTCACCTTGTACGAGACCAGGTCGGAACCCCAACCGAACTCGAAGGACTTCTCCACCTGAACGCCGTTGACCTGCCGGACGAAGTAGGTCGAGAAGTCGCCGAAGGCGACCGCGTTGTTCCCGGTGGCCACGGTCGGCATGTTGACGTCCGTAACAACCGGCTTTCCGAGGAGCATGTCCGGAGCGCCGGAGACAAGACCGGGCTGCCAAAGGTACTGACCATAGGCGTCCTTGACGCCGCGAAGCTTGCCCACAGTCGCATCCGCCATCAAGAACTTCGCGTTCTTCCGGTAGGAGTCGATGACGCTGTAATACAGCGCGATGATGTCGTCACCGGAAATGGCGCCGATGGTGCCCATGGTCGTACCGGCATTGGCCGCGACAGCGGCGGTCAGAAGGCCTGTCGGAGTACCGCCGGTGCCGGAACCGATCAGAAGGTCATGCGCGACCTGACGGCCCGCCATGATGCCCGCCTGCTGAGCGATGAACCCGGCAATGTCAATGCCGCTGTCCTGCACCATCTCCTTGGAGACCTGAACGATGACACCGTACTTCTTGGCGTTCAGAGTGAAGTTGTTGAACGCCGCGTCGGAAGTCGGGAACGCGGAATTCTCCGCGACCGGGGCGACGGTGGGCCGCGCGGTCAGGCGCGGGAAGGTCATCGGCTCGCCGCCAGCGGTGGTGATGATGGTCGGGCCCGCCTGCCACACGCCGATCTGCGGAAGCATGTACTCCAAGACCCTCGCAACGAAGGTCGTCGGGATGGTGGCGCCCGCGTTCGCGGCGCTGCCGGTGGTCGCGACTCGGGATTCGGCCGCCAGCGCGGCACGAGCCTCCTCGCCAGGCTTCATGTAGAGGTCCGCGCCCACGGTCAGCTCCTGGCCGAAGCCCAGGTTCCGGATCTCGTCGGACAGGGACGGGCCGCCCTGCATCTGCCGCTGCTGCTCGCCAGTGAAGACCCCGGCCTTGACGCCCAGTCGGGTAGCGCGGTCCCGCAGCTCCTGCGCCTCCGCCTCCCGCTCGCCCTCCTCCACGATGGAGCGGGCCTCCGCGCCCAGGCGGTTCAGGTCCGCGTCCATGCGGTCGAGCTGGGTCCGCTGCTCCGCAGTCGGCTCGCCGTCTACGGCGTCGGTGATGGCCTTGCGCTGCTCGAAGATGTTCGCGCGCTGAGTCAGGATCTCTTCGGCCTGCTGTGCGTAACTCAAAGGTTGGTACCTCCCCCAAGGGGCCGCCGTTCGCGGCCAAACGAAAGAGGCACCCCTCCCCGAGGTGCCTCATGTGTGTTTGGAGCTAGTGCCGTCAGGCACGGCCCCTAAGCCGGATCGCCCGAAGGGCAAGCCGAAGAATCTCGTTGTCCTCCGGCGGAAGCGGATTCCACGCCCCCACCAGGTCACGCGCCGAAAGCGCGTCCCTCTCCTCATCCCAGCCGAGTCGGCCGGCGGCCAGCTGTAAAGCACGTGCCGCGGTGACTCCGGACTCGGTGTCTTCGTACGCTGGATAGGTGACCGGCGAAACGTCGAGTAGGTCTAAGTCGATCAGCGTCCGCAGCCGCGAGCGGCCCTCCCGCTGCCAGTCGTCCTCACGGACGCGAAACGCGAAGGACGACTGTGTGACGTCGCCCCGCTGCATCGACTCCGCCAGGTCCCGCGCGTAGCTGGTGTCTGGCGCGTCCACCTCGTAGTGCAGCCCGGTCGAGTCCTCCGCCAGCTTCAGCGTGCCGGACGCGGTCCGGCCCAAGATGAGACCCGCGTCATGGTTGATGAGGGCCCTCACGTCCTGGCCCTCGCCGAGCGCGCGGGTGAACGCGCCCGCCTGGACCGTTTCCGTAAAGCCTCCGAGGTCGTGAGACCGCGTCCCATACTTCGCGGCGTATCCGGTGAACGTCCACCCGTCGCCCTTGGCGGCGATGTCGAACTGTGTCTCAACCGACCTGCGCTCAAGGAGCAGGCTCATGTTCATTCCCCCCGTCCTGCCCCGGCACCGGGGCCGGCGGAGGGCTGTAAAGCTCGCCTCCATCCACCGCGGCCGGGATCTTCTTCCAATCGCCCACGGTGGGCAGGTCTTCGTCGATACCGACGATGTTCGCCGGGCGGTAGAACTGCTCTCCCTTGCCGTCCGGGATCGGCGACATGCCCTCTTCGGCCCGGACTTCGTCGGGGCTCTTCATCCCGTTCTGAATGGCCAGTGCGTGAGCCTGGTAGCGCTCCGAGAGCTTCGCCCTGAGGCGGGCGTCCATGTTGAAACGCATGGTCTGGAAACCCGGCAGAAGAAAAGTCGAGATGGCCTGCTCGATGCGTGCCGCCCACGGGTGCAAGGTGTCTTGCGCCATGGCGTAGTTCTGCTCTTCGACGCCACGACCCCAAGAGGACGTGACGGCCGGGTCAACCCGGTAAGCGGGGACCCGGTAGAACAAGGCGATGTCCGCCTTCGTGAAGTTGCGTGTCTGAAGGAACTGGCTTTGTTCCGGCGTGATGGTGATCGGGTGCCAGGAAGCGCCGCCGGTCAGAATTCCCACGGCGTGACTGTTGGCTACGCCCTGGTGCTTCTTGACGAAGTCTTCCTTGAGGCGCTTAGCCTCTTCCGGGTTCGCCTTGCCGGGGTGCTGAATGATGCCGGACATGTAGGCGCCCTGCGAGAAGAACCGGGCGCCGAATTCCTCTGTCACCATCGAGATACCGATAGCCTGCCGGGCCGCCTCAAGCGGCGAAAGGCCCGTGAGGTAGCCGGGCATCGACAGCGCCGGGATATGAAGAATCTCGGTCTGATCCATCGTGACGCCGTTCACGTCATACAGAACGTTGGTCGTGCCCTCTTCGGGGAACGGGTACACCCACGACGGGTGAATGGGCCACACTTCGACAATGTCGCCCTTGCCGTTCCGCAGGGTGAAGATGTAGGCGTTCCCGGCCACCAGCAGCGACATGACTACCCGCTGCCAGAAGTCGAACGGGGTCATGCGGTAATTGGGCTTGCGCAACCACGCCGGGGGCCGAACGTGCTCGGTCGTGCCGTCCGGATAGTCCTTGAAGACGTCGATAGGCAGGGACGCGATAGCGTCCGTGATGAGGCCAACGCAGTAATAGACCGCGCTAACCTGCATGGCCGTCTGCTCGTTGATCTGCTTCCCCGAGTAAACGGGGTCGTTAGCCAGGAAGGCGTTACGAACCCAGTCCACCGGGGGCTGACTAGCGAGCCAGCCGAGACCCCCAGTGCGCTTCTCAATGCGGGTGAATATGCTCAACGCTGTTCACCCGGCTTCGCCGACAGCGAGAAGCCCGCCAGGGCCACGAAGGCGCCCCCAAGGATCCACCCGAGCGGCCGGTACACCTGAGCCAGCCCGTAGGCCACTGTCACGGCTCCCACAGCCTCTACCAGCGTGGACGTCACTTCCCGCACGATCGCGCGACGGCCCATCAGCCACCCCCCTGTTAGTCGTCGAGGCTGATGAAGCCCATTCCTGTGTCATCCTCGGTAAATGCGACGAAAAGCGCGTTCAGCAGCGCTGAAATCCCGTCGATCTTGTCGCCAGACTTGGCCTTAGACGGCTTGAAAAGGCCGTCGCCCGTGTATTGCACTTCGACGTTGTCCGCCATCCAGCGGAGCACGGGATTACCGCCGTGCCTAAGGACTCCCTCAGCTAGAAGGGTTTCCATCCACTTGCACGGATCGGTCATGCGCGCAGACGTCTGAGGGGCCTTAACACCCTCTAATCCGCCGTCTTCCAGCTCCGTAACAAGGTTTGTCGCGTTCCACGGGTCATAGCCGAAGAGATCAATGCAGAAATCTTCGGCGTCCTTCTCGATCTCGGCCCTAACGACGCGGTAATCAGTAACGTCCCCGTCAGTGATTGTGAGCCAGCCCATTTGCGCCCAGTACTCAAGCGTCGAGCGCTGCACGCCACGCGCCTTGAGAGCCTTCGACGGAATCCAGAAACGCGGCAGAATGGTGAATCCCTCGGCGTCCGGATCGTCCGGCGAGCCCGGGAAGAGCAGAACCCACGCCGTGAAGTCAGAAACGCTCGCCAGGTCGAGCCCTGCATAGCAGCAACGGCCCGCCAGGTGCTCACGCAGAACCGGGGTTTCCCCGTTGCGGTCCCACGTCTGCATATCGAGCCAGCGCTCAGCTTGAGAAGTCCACTGGTTCAGTCGGAAAACGCGGAACGCGTTCTCGGCGGACGGCTTGGACTCGGCCTCTACGGCTTCGGATCGGAGGTTTCCGATGGAGAGGAAATCTCCAAGGGCCGGATTGGCGTGGTACCAGCCGGTTGCGGGCTCTCCAGTGTCGGGATTGGCAGGCTGGCCTTCGTCTCGCCAGTTCCAATCACGCGGTGTGTTTCGCATGAACACAAACCGGGCAGGGTCGGCGGCAGGATTCTTGAGGAGACCTTCTCCATATTCGTGCTCCTCCAATGCGAATCGCGCCGACGTGTACGCGGCGGTAGTGGTGGCAATGAGAATCGGCTGACGCCGGGTACCGAAACCCTGACGCATCGCGTCCCATAGATGGCGGTCTTTCTGCGTCAGAACCTCGTCGAACAGGACCATTGACGGGTTGGTGCCGAGAGCGCCGGAGGCGTCTCCGGGCAGCACTGCGTAAAAGCTGTTCGTGGCCGGGTCGATGATGCGCTTCTTAGAAGCGACGATCTCAAGACGCCGGGAAAGGACCGGGGAAAGCTCGACCATCCGCTTAGCGACGTCGAACACCAATGAGGCTTGGTCGCGGTCAGCCGCGACGGAGTAGACCTCTGCGGACTCCTCCCCGTCGCCTACAAGGCCGTACAGGGCGAAGCCGGACGCGAGTTCGGATTTCCCGTTCTTGCGGGCCATCTCCAGCCACGCAACGCGGTACTGACGTACGTACTCGTCGTACTGCTCGTCATAGGCGAGCGTCCCGAAGAGCGGCCTAACGATCTCGTCCTTCTGCCAGTCGGTCAGAAGGAACGGGGTCCGCGCGTGGCGCCCCTTGGTGTGGACCAAGACCCGCTCAAAGAAGTTGACGACCTGATCGGCCTTGGAGGCGTCCCAGATGAACGTGCCCTCAGCGGCATTCGCCGGAGCGTGCGGGGCAAGGAACATCTGCACCCCCTCACGGCATGCCGGCGGGACGCTGTAAAGCGCCCCGCGGTTTCGTCGACGGGAGGGGGAGGGACTGCTACGCGGCTACGGGGAGAGCCCCGATCCCGAACTCACGGGCCAAGTCACGCCACGAAGGCGAACCGCTGGTGACTGGCGCCGGAGCCGGAGCCGGAGCCGCAGCCCGGCAGTGCTCACAAAGGCCTGCGGAGGCGTGAGGCGCCTTGATGCGCTCACAGACGGGGCAGCGGAGCCGGGGAGCCTCAGGGGGCGCCGCAGGGGCCTCAAGGGGCCGCATCGGCATCTTCTCAACGAGACGCTTCCGCAGGAGCCCGGCAGGGTGGTTGATCCGCTCCGGCAGGCCCAGAGTCAGAACCGCCGTCACCCGGCGCTCATCGGCGCCAAGGGAGAACCACTCGT